ACTATCCTAATGCCGAAGGCACAACATTAAATCCTCATCCACTTCTTTTTAGTATCACTGCCAATGGCATACATGCTACACCTACAGCAGGAGTTCCATATGAAACTGGAGTCATATACTTACTAGAAGATTTGCCAGTCACTAGAGAAAGGTATATTCAAAAATTTACTGCAAGCACTAGCAGAAAAGTTCAAATAACAATTACTGCAACAACACCAAATACTTTATATTATTACTGTCAATACCATGCAAACATGGGAAATACTATTACTATTTCCTATCCTGGAACAGGGTCATATAACGATCTTACAGATAAGCCAACAATACCTGCAGATTTAGGAGATCTGACTGATACCGGTTCATTGTTGTTTGATGGATCTTATGGTAGTTTAACTGGTACACCGACCATACCAAGTACAATACTTGATCTTGGTATAACTGACGGTAATGTTAATCAAGTATTAAGAACAGACGGCGCTGGTAATTTTACTTTTGTTGATCAAACAGGAGGTTCAGGTAGTGGCGATACATTTAAAACTATTGTAAGTGATGACGGTCAGACTATTGCATCAGGTGAAGATACTTTGAACGTTTTAGGCGGTACAAACATAGCAACAGCTATAGCAACTGACACTTCTAATGTAACAATTAATTTAAGTGCTTTTAGTGTGGATTTCCTAAGTGACGTAGATACAACTACAGTTGCACCTACTACAGGACAAGTTTTAAAGTGGAACGGTACAAAATGGGCACCAGGCGTTGACGCAACTACAGGAGGAGCTGGTACCGATGCTGATACATTAGACGGATTTGACGGATCTTATTACTTAGATTATGGTAACTTTACTAATACACCCACTGTTGCAACATTATCAAGTTTTAGTGTAGGTAACGAACTTGTAGCAAGCGGTAATGGTGCAATTAGTTATGACAACACTACTGGTGTATTTCGTTATACACCGCCAACTGCCGCTGGTTTAGGTGCAATTACAGCTGAAACTAATGACCTTACATCAGCTGTGGTTTGGGCTAGTGTGCCAAATGAATACATAACACAAAGTAGTGTATTACAACATCAAAGTGCATTAAGTATTACAAGCGATCAGATTACAGATCGTAGTGATGAGATAGTTTTTGTTGGAGACGATAGCACGGGCAGTAGTGTACCTGTAGGAAGCACTATACAGTTTCAAGGTTCGGGTGGAGCAAGCGTACAAGTTTCTAATGGCGTTGTAACAATAGCCGCAAGTGGAGGAGGAGGCACATCAAATAGTTTTTCAACTATCGCTGCAGATGGTAACAATATAGTTGCTGCAAGTGCCACAGACACATTGATTCTAACCCCCGGTTCAAATGTCACTTTTGGCGTAGATACTGGTGCAAAACAGATTACTATTAATAGCAATGCAACATCTGGGGCAAGTGATTTTGATGATTTACAAGATGTGACCACAGCTGGCTTAAAAATTGACTTAGTAGCTGAACAGGCTATTGTGCGACTAGATGTTAGTGCAGATGGATTAAACGGATACAGATTTTTAAGTCATTATACTACACTTAATCCGACAATTTATGCTATTTCTGGCACTACTATTGCATTTAATTTGAATAGTGGCACTATGGGCAGTCACCCTTTTCAAATACAAGATAATACTGGCACACAATACGATACAGGATTAGTTCATTACACACCGAGTGGGGTTAAAACTACAGGATCTAATGCACAGGATAAAACATCTGGTACTTTATATTGGCATGTGCCTTTTGGAATAAGCGGAAACTGGCGATATCAGTGTACTTCGCACACTGCAATGGTAGGAACAATTACAGTTAAAGCGTTTAACGCACTGTAATACCCATTTCTTGAAATTTTTGATATAGTTGATGTCGTACTTCTTGTATCTTATGTCGTGTTTCAACTAATCCGTGTGGATTTATGTAACCATTATAGTCTGCATCGTGTCCTATGTCTATTTTTGCAACTAAACCTTTCAATTCATCCATTAAAATGTTTATTTGATAAGCATATTCTTCATTTTCAATCTGTTTTAAACCAGAAGTAAAACGGTCCCATTCCTGTATAAATTTAGATTCTTTTGATAAACTAAAATTGTCCATTATTTTTCCTCTAATTTTTTAAGCAAATCTTTAAACTCTCTTATTACCATTAAGCACTTAGGTACATCATGTCTATAATTTACCCAAAATGGTTTAAACTCTTTTTCCCATGTTTTTCCATCAGCTTCCATTAAGTTTTTTGATAAAAGTTTTTCTAGATTATTTAATTTTTCAATATCAAAGTTCATTTTCATTCCATTTATCTGCTGGTATAACATGATAAATGTCATACTCGTCATGTCCATTACTTGCTTCGGTTACACTAGAATTGTCTACTAAGGCTTCTAATTGTGCAGGCATTAGAGGCGGCACATTGAATACTTTACCTTCTTCTAATTCGGCTTCATACATACTTCCATCTTTTACATCAACATACCTTAATTTAAATTTACCTGCATTACAAAACCAAGTTTTATCTGTATTCTTATGAAAATACATACTAGTCCTATTTTTAGCTTTGTGGAATACTAAAATTTTGCAAGAATAATCTTTATGATTCGCCCATAATAAATCCATACCATAAGGTGTTTCTATTGTAGTGTCACTCATTACAACTCCATTAAATCTACAACTTTAAATACTGTTTCTAGTTTACTTAGATTAACTTTATTAGTTAATGTATTTTTTAAACCATTATGCAAAGGTTTTGGCCAACAATTGAAAGAACACCAAGCGTATCCATTGTGTTCTTTGTTTAGCTTAGGAATAAATTCTTTGCCTACAACACATAGATACGTATGAAATTTAAATTTTTGATCGTTACTAACAAATGTTTCTAAAGGTATTGTTTTCTTAATTTCAACATCACCTATTTCTTCACTTATTTCACGTGTTAAACCTTCCCAGGGTGTTTCTGTACCTTCATTAGTACCTCCTACAAGCCCCCAAGTACGGGTAGTTTTACCGTTTGTCCTGTGTAAAAATAAAAATCTCTGGGTATCTAGTGTGTAAATTATTGCGCCACTGCAAACTATTTCTTTCATACAAATAATTAGCCTTCTAGTGCAAGTCTCCATGTACCTCTTGGATAAAGTCCATCAACACTTTTAAGCCAATCTGTGCCGTCCCACCTATATTGGATATTTGTGGTTAGATTTGTGACATATGAAACAGTGCTTGTTTCTGAAGCATCGAACACAACTTCCCATTTTGAACCAGTCCATTCAATTATGTCGTTTGCACTAGCTATTAAATCTTCTCCGTTAGTAGCTTTCCATGCATCTGGACCGTCTGTATTTTTTTGATCACCTATATCTGCTAACAGTAGGATTCTTGCACCACTAGTTTTTATATCTTTAGGATTAAAAGATGTAGGATCTATTATATAATCTATTGATGTAAAACTATTTGTGTCTCTTGCAGGGCCACTAATTACTGTATTACTAGGAAAACTATCAGTATCCCAGTTAACTATTAGTTGTCTTGGATTAAGTTCATTTATACCAAAACTTCCTGTTATTGTAGAATCTGTGTCTAGTTTGGTAAAATGTATTCTGCTGATGTCTGCTTGATACTGTCCTGGATGTGCTTCGATCAAGTCGTCCCAAATTTGTCCTCCTACTGTTCCTCTGTGGACAAGTTGAACAGTATTCCCATCAACATATGCACCATAATTTCTATGTGTGGTTGTTACTACAGTATCCTCTACGTCAGTATTGATATCCCTATCTTTGTCATTGCCTTTAGATACTGTTCCTACTTTAATACTGTCATCAAACCTATTTAAATCTGGACCACTAAGCCCTAATTCTATATCTCCTTTAGATTCATCAAATATACTTGTAATAATATTTGCTACAACACCTAAACGTTTGACTTTTACGGGTGGAGAAATGTAAATAGGTGTACTAAATGTCATATTAGCTACATCAATCTCTGAATCCACACCTACAGGAATAGATCTTGAACTAAATGTCATGCTTTCTAAGTTAACCACACTTAAACTAGTCCAGTCTACATAATTATCTGTGGTTTGTATTTCTAAACTTGGATTAAACAATACTAATATTTGCTCCATTATTTGTAATTTTTGATCTGTATTTGTGCTCCAAATATCAACGTTACATGTTAGTGTATAAGGAGTAGGCATCAGTCTTTCAACTGTAAAATTTTTTCCTTGAAAATTTAGGTATTCTTGTCCGTCTTTGTCATAAGCACGTTCTCTTATATTTAATTTGTTGACATAACTGCTATCACTAGTGCGTGTTCTATCCATTTCAAGTCCTGTTACATAAACTGCCATACGAGGCGCACTTGGTATTTTGTTTTCAGAATTATCACGTATAATGCTTGATACTTGACGTGTTAGATCACCATACATAACAGGTATTTGTGTTAATTTACCGCTACCATCTTTGTAACTAAAATTACTCATAAGACGGATCATTTGCGTAATATATCGTCTTATTTGTCCGTCATAAAAATGTTGCATTAGTTGTCTGCCTTAGGTCTAAGTGCTTTAGATAATGATTGACGTTCTTTAACTGTATCGCCACCAATTTTACTCTCTCGTGGATTGTTAATAAATCCTGTTTTCTGTGTGTTTCTTGAATCTGTATTTGTAAGTGTTACTCTTACATCGTCTTGTACTTTCACCCATCTATTCCCGTTGTATTTAAATAATCGTTTTGGTAAAAAATCAGTTCGGAGAAAATAATCTCCCTCTTGATTGTTTGTTGGAAAACTTATACCCATGCCATAAGGTGCACCGTTTGGAGAGTCACTAGTACCAAGTAAGTATCCTTGATATCCTGATCTATCAGGATTGTCTGTTTGTCTATCTACAGATGTAGCACCACTTGCTTCAATTTCTCCTGAATCTGCAGTTTTAAGTGCAACACTGCCGTCATCGTTGGTTGCTAAAGTATAGTAATGTGATATATCATAACCACTTTTAGCTGCATCTGCTTCCGCTTGGTCTATGACTGCATTGTTAATTTGCATCTCTCTTTCATAGGTAGATAGCAAATCTCTCAGTGTGTCAGTTCCTTGATTATCTGCGTCTGCTGGTAAATCAAGTATTTCTTTAAATTCTTGTCCGTCGTATATTTGTTTCAATTTTAATCTATATAGATGAGGATACCATGTCATAGAAAAACCTTCTGCAGCTCTATTGACATCTTCAATTACATAATACCTTTTCAATGCTGTTGCATAATCATTTCTTGCATATTCATCTTTAAGATGTGGCAGTTCTATAACATCTCCAGGCATTAATTTTCTACCCATTGTTTTTACACTACTGTTGATATGCACTGTCATAAAAAGAGTGTCGTTAGTTAAAAATAATCCGAATTGGCTTAAATCAAAATCTATGTCTTGAACATTATAAATTGCTCGCATATTGTAAATATCAGGATCATATTTTCTATCTCTATTTTCTAAAAACAACATGTCTTGTATATTAGTTTCTTTTACTGCATCGTAGTGTGGTTGATCTGCTGTAGCATTTGTTTCGCTAGTATTTTTTGGACCTAAATACTTGTGTACATTTATATCTGTACCACCAACAGTAAACATTTCAAGGATTTGTTTATCGATGAATTCGTAATCTAATGTTTTTTCTGGTCTATATAATGATATTCTTGGCATGTACATATTTATCGTAACGATAAATACTATTGGAGAAACATTTATGGCCAGTTTACAAACTAAAAAACAAGAAGTATTCGACTATGTATTTGCACTGCTAGGAGGCGGTATGGTAGATGTTGAATTAGATCCAGTGCATTATGAAACTGCATTAGGAAAAGCATTATCAAGATTTAGACAACGTTCAGATAATTCTGTCGAAGAAAGCTATGTATTTTTAGAACTAATAGAAGACCAGAATGATTATATTCTGCCAAACGAGGTTGTAGAAGTCAGACAAGTATATAGACGTAGTATAGGATCTAGAACAGGTCAAGGCGACGGAGGCACACTATTCGAGCCCTTTAATCTTGCGTATACAAATGCGTATTTGTTAAGTACACAAAACATGGGCGGACTTGCAACATATGATATGTTTTCTCAGCGTCAAGAACTAGTAGGAAGAATGTTTGGTAGTTTTATTGAATTTAAATGGAATCCAACCACACACAAATTAACTTTACTACAACGTCCGAGAGCAGAAAACGAAACTATACTTATGGAATGCTACAACTATCGTCCGGATGTGCAATTACTTGAAGACTACTTGGCAAAACAATGGATAAAAGATTATACACTAGCTGTATGTAAATACATGCTGGGTGAAGCTCGTTCTAAATTTGCAACTATCGCAGGACCACAAGGTGGTGGACAATTAAACGGCGATACACTTAAAGGCGAAGCACAAGCTGAAATGGAAAAGTTAGAAGCAGAAGTGTCAACACAAGTGCCAGGTGGTATGGGATATAGCTTTACAATAGGCTAAAAAATACTTGACAAATCTCTAAAAATTTATTATAATAATACGAACAAAGAGGATGTCGTATGATAGTAGGAATGTGTGGATTAATCGGTACGGGCAAAGACACAGTTGCAGATATTCTAGTACACAATTATAATTATAAAAAAATAAGTTTTGCAGATAAACTAAAAGATGGTGTAGCTACAGTTTTTAGTTGGGATAGGCAAATGTTGGAAGG